CCTGATAGACAATCCGGTCTATCAGCAGATATTTAACAAAGTGGCCATATCCGCTGATTCCAAGGCGGCAGGCCGATGGGAGACGAACCATGGAGGAGAATATTTCGCAGCTGGTGTTGGCAGTGCTATTACTGGGCGGGGGGCTGATCTTCTTATCATTGATGATCCCCATTCCGAGCAGGACGCTCTATCGGAGACTTCACTTGACTCTGCTTATGAGTGGTATACTTCTGGCCCTCGTCAGCGGTTGCAGCCTGGCGGCGCTATCGTCATCGTCATGACCCGTTGGTCCGTGAAGGATTTGACGGGAAAATTGATCAAGGCGCAGACGAAGGAACCCAAGGCGGACCAGTGGGAACTGATCGAGTTTCCGGCGATCATGCCGAGCGGCAAGCCCGTTTGGCCGGAGTACTGGGACCTCGACACGTTGACCACGACCAAGGCGTCACTCACCGAGCAGAAGTGGCAGGCGCAGTGGCAGCAGAATCCGACGGCCGAGGAAGGCAGCATCATCAAGCGTGAGTGGTGGAGGAAATGGAAGGAGAAGGAGATCCCCAATCTGATTCACGTCATTCAAAGTTATGACACCGCCTATTCGAAGAAAGAGACCGCCGACTATTCGGCGATCACCACCTGGGGCGTTTTCAATCCGACGTCGCACGGCAAGCCGAGGATTATACTGATGGACGCCGAGAAGGGGCGCTGGGAGTTTCCCGAGCTCAAGAAAAAGGCGATGCAGAAGTACAAGTACTGGGAACCAGAAACTATCATTATAGAGGCAAAAGCCTCTGGACTTCCGTTGACAGATGAGTTAAGATTGACTGGAATTCCCGTGGTGAATTATACTCCCAGCAGGGGGCACGATAAACACGTTCGGGTTAATTCCGTAGCACCGATGTTCGAGGCCGGCCAGGTATGGTATCCGGATGAGCGTTGGGCGCAGGAGGTAATAGAGGAGTGTGCGGCATTTCCCTTTGGAGACCATGACGATTACGTCGATTCAACGACGCAGGCGCTGTTGCGCTATCGTCAGGGCAACTTCGTACAGCTTCCCGATGACTATAACGACGAACCACGGATCAAGAAACAAATGGAGTATTACTAATGGTATTTAGAAAACCAAAAGATAAAGATAAAAAAATAATAGAAGTTTATGATACAAAAACAAATCAAAATGTTTTTATATCAAAAGATAAATTACTTGGCGATGAAGATAGATATGTTGCCAAAAAATACAAGGGCGGCCTGATGGTCAAGCCTAAAGCAGCAAAGAGAGGATACTAATGGCAAAGAAACAAACGACGATTGAAAAATTAAGAAAAAAAATGGAGAAGCTTGCAATCATCCATGAAAAGGAAGACGCGATCTTCGAGGAGATCAATGAGTTGCTCGAAGATGAAGACGAAGACGACGAATAGGAATTTAATGAGTTACCAGTCAGCCTTAAACGCACGCACCCCTGACTGGGTCAGCCGAGTGGCGGCGCAAGCCGCCTTATCGGCGCAGGAGTAAATATGGCAAAAGGATCAATATCAAAAGAAGAGATGCAAAAAAGAGCGAACTACTTTGACCTTGGGCGTGATGAGTTCATGGCATTGGAGGAGTATTTGTTGAGCGGTCTGTCCGACAAGGATTTGGGAAAAGCAGAAGGCGGCATCATGTCCGTGCAAGGATACAATGGCGGCGGTATTATTTCTTCACCAAAACGCGGATACGTTGATGGACCGGGAAGCTATGCAGGAGAGGATGATTTTCCTTTTGGTAAACCTGGCGATCCTGGTTACAGCCCAGGAGTTGATCCAAAGGTGGATCCTTTAAAGGACACTAGACGAGCGGCATCGGTGAGAGCTTCATCAACAAAATCTTGGGAAACATTTTTAAAGGATGCCGACTTTACGAAACCAGCTTCAGCAGAGGATATAAAAAAATATGCAGATAAGGGAATAAAAATAAAACTTGGTCAAAAAATTGGAAGTAATACTGCTTTTCGAACTTTACTAAATGCATTGAATGTTAAACAAGGAACACAAGAAGCAACCAATGTCTTAAATCAAATTTTGGAAAAAAAAGGAAAATCTAAGTACGTTCCTGGTGTGAAAGCGGTGAAAGACATAGGTGAAGATTTAATTAGTGTAGTAACAAAAACAGAATTTGGACATCCAAATACAAAAACAGTAAGGGATGAAGCTGCAAAAAAAATAAAAGATTTAAAAACAAAAGGGAATAAACTACATGGCGCTAATCCATCAAAAACAAAAAATGCATTCTTTAAAAAAGCATTGGAGAGAATGTGGCCTGTTTTAAAAAATACGACTAGAGGTGCAGCTGTGTTAAGTGCTACTATTGCAAAAGGAGCTTTGGGCAAAACACTTGGACCATTAGATTTGTTGATTCCATCTGGAAAAATGGGCAGCGGAGAGTTGAGGTCTGACGCAATACTTGGCGGAACACCAGTTGAAGAATTTACAAAAGATCAAGCGCAAGAACGAATGAACATGCGAGGAGGAGGACTAATGGATATAAACTATATGACGCGACCATTGAGAGGGTACGCGGAAGGAGATTACGTCGATAGAGACTTTGACAGAATGTCTATGCTGAGAAGAGCGATGGGAGAAACAGAGGCGCAAAGGCTAGAGGACATGAGAACGGGTGATCCGGAGATGGAAAGAACAAGCACTTACGGAACTATAACGGAGGATAACATTATTGATTTAGCTCTTCAAATAGCAACACAGCAAAGGGACACGTCCGAAGAGAACATTAATTCAATTATCAATCAGCTTCAAGCGCTGGTTCCGTCCATTGAAGAGACAAGCAGGGTGGAAGGAACTAGTTCGGTGCAAAAAGGATTGCAAAGCCTTGTTGGAAAAATAAGAAGTATGGCGAATCCTGATCGACGAGACAGGGGCGTTGGTTTTGGAAGAGTAAGATAATGGCAATAGAAAAAGTAAACGAAGACATCAACCTGGACATCGAGCCAAATTCCGAGCAGCAAATTACAGTGCCCGGCATGGAGAACAATGCGGTCATGATGGAGGACGGATCGGCGATTGTCAATCCTCTTCCAGACACCTCGGACAAAGGAACATTCAACGCCAATCTGGCGGAATTGATTCCTGATGATGAATTGGAAAGCCTGTCCAAAGGTCTTGTCGGCGACTATGAAGCCGATAAGGATGCAAGAAGTTCTTGGCTGAAGACCTACAGCGACGGGTTGGATCTTTTGGGATTCAAGTATGATGACCGCTCAAAGCCGTTTGCCGGTGCAACGGGCGTAACCCATCCTTTGCTGGCGGAAACGGTGACGCAATTCCAGGCGCAAGCGTATAAAGAATTACTGCCGCCTGAAGGTCCCGTTCGAACGCAAATCGTCGGCGAGATTACGCCGGAAGCGGAGCAACAAGCCCAGCGTGTCAAGGAATTTATGAATTACCAGATCTCCTACGTCATGGAGGAATATGACCAGGAACTGGATCAGATGCTATTTCACCTGCCTTTAGCAGGTAGTGCTTTTCGTAAAGTCTACTACGATGAAGTCAGGGGAAGAGCGGTGTCAAAATTTGTTCCCGCAGAAGATGTGGTAATTCCGTATGTCTCAACCGACTTGGAATCATGTGAGCGCATAACTCACGTCGTCAAGATGATGGGCAACGAGTTGCGCAAGAAACAGGTCAGCGGTATGTACCGCGACATTGATATTTCCATGCAGCAATCCGAGCCGAACAAGGCGAAAGAAACTTACAACAAATTGGAAGGCGTGGAAAAGACCATCAATGCGGAAGAGATTATTTTACTCGAATTCCACTGTGATTTGGATATACCGGGATTCGAGGATAAGAACTCGCAATCCGGTGAAACTACTGGTATAAAGCTGCCTTATGTTGTCACCATTGACGAAGGATCCGGAAAGGTTCTGTCGGTTTATCGAAATTACGAGGAGCAGGATCCGCTTCGCAAAAAGATTTCCTATTTTGTCCATTATAAGTTTTTACCTGGCCTTGGCTTTTATGGCTTTGGTCTTATCCACATGCTCGGCGGCTTATCGCGAACTGCCACTTCAGCCCTACGCCAGCTTATTGATGCAGGGACGTTGTCTAATCTCCCCGCAGGATTCAAAGCCCGAGGGTTGCGTGTTCGCGACGATGATCAGCCGCTCCAACCGGGAGAATTCCGAGATGTCGACGCACCGGGAGGCGCGATCCGAGAATCCCTGATGCTGATTCCTTACAAGGAACCAAGCGCAACATTATTTCAATTATTAGGTTTTGTCGTTGAAGCAGGAAGACGCTTCGCGTCCATTGCCGACAACAAGATGGGAGAAGGCTCGCAAGCCAATCCTGTTGGCACGACCATGGCGATTTTGGAACGCGGCACGAAAGTGATGAACGCAATACACAAGCGTTTGCACTACGGTCAAAAAGTTGAATTTAAATTATTATCCAAAGTATTGGCACAAAGTTTGCCACCGGAATATCCGTACGCGGTTCGAGGTGGCAATCGTATCATCAAGCAGGCTGATTTTGATGATCGTGTTGATATTTTACCGGTTTCAGATCCGAACATCTTCTCCATGTCACAGCGCGTAACATTGGCGCAGACGCAAATGCAAATGGCAACGTCCAATCCGCAAATGCATAATCTGCATGAAGCGTACAGACGTATGTATGAGGCATTGGGTGTTCGTGATATTGACAAGATACTTCCTCCCCCACAACAGCCGCAACCAGAGGATCCTGGCATGGAAAATTCGAAGTCTTTGCAGATGATGAAACTGCAAGCTTTTCAAGGCCAGGATCATGCGGCGCATATCGATGCTCATCAGGCGTTCATGAGTTCCTTCTTGGTGGCGAATAATCCGCCGACAATGGGTATTTTGCAGGCACACATGTCCGAGCATATTTCTTTGATGGCTCGGGAAGAGGTTGAAGCGAAGAATGCTCAGATTATGCAGGAACAGGCGGCTCAATTTGGTGGTCAAGTACCACCGGAATTGCAACAACAGTTCCAAATGCAAAATGAAAAGGAAATTGCGGAAAGAATCGCTGAAATTACGGCCGAATTGGTCAAGGAAGAGCAGGAATATCTCAATCAAAAGAGCTCTGATCCATTAATTGACCTTAAACAGCAAGAATTGAATCTTCGATCACAGGAAATTAAGCAACGCAAGGATACGGAAGAGAAAAAACTGGACTTGGACACTGAAAAACTGGGTTTTGAAGAAGAAAAGCTTGAACAAAAGGATAAAATTGATAAAGAGAAGATAAAAAGCCAGGAAGACATTGCTGTGTTGCGATCGGAAACGTCTTTGGCACAAACAAGGAAACAAGATAAATGAGTGTATCAGAGATTGTAAAAGCGTTGAAAGGTGCTAAGATACCGACATATGTTAGCAAGGGAGGTCTTATTGGCAGACGATCCAAAAAAACTGCTAAATAAAAAGTTTCTCATGGAAAAAGATCAATATATGCATCTTATCATGGGTGATGTGCATCATTTTGCAAAAAAATATAAAGCTGATCCATTATCCATTGCAGCGGCACTTGTTGCCGTGGCAAGGGCAATTTATATTGATATTCTTGGTCCTAATCAAACGGAAGAAATGTTTAAATTATTCGCTGATACTGTTAGAAAATACGAAAAAAAAGCGACATTACATTAATGTCTACTTGTAAAAATTGTGGACACGCGTGTCATCATAGTGACAGTGAAACTTGTCATTGTGGTTGCCATAACTGTGAACATGATATAAAAGAAGCTTTTAAAAAATATAAAGAAGCTTTAAAATCTAAAAAAGAAGTCAAATTTACTTTTGACTTTAATTTAACGGAGCACTAGGAGGAAACATGAAACTCATTAAAGACCTTTGGGGTTGGATAAAAGAATGGAATGACTGGAGCATGAAGGACTGGATTAAAGCCGGTATTATTGTTGCAGTTGTATTATTCATTCTGTGGAAAATGTCCACAGGTGGAGGAGCATAACCCGTGTGGCACTTACTACTTAAACCTTTGATCGGCGTCGCTGGCGACGTCGTCAAGGGTTTTGTAACGACAAAAAAACTGAAGGCTGAACAAAAACTTACAAAAATAAAGGCTGACACCAAGTTGATGGAAGACCAAATCGCTGGGAAAGTCAAGTGGGAAGCATCTGCCGTGGAGCAAATGAAGGGGTCGTGGAAAGACGAACTAATTCTCATCTGCTTGCTGGCACCTGCAGTGGCTGTATTTTTTCCTGGAATGACTGACCATATTGAAAAGGGCTTTTTGGCTTTGCATGCGCTTCCGGATTATTATAAGCATTTGTTATACATTGCCTGCTCAGCGAGCTTTGGTATTAAGGGTGCAGCAGGAGCAATGAACTATTTTAAGAAAAAATAATTTATGGATTCAATTACATTAGCAGAAAGAATATTTAAATTAATTAGGGCTAGACAAGCCCAAATAATTGAGATAATAACAAGTAACCAAGTCAAAGATTGGAATGACTATCAAAATCATTTAGGTCAACTTGATACATTAAATTATATCGAACAGGAACTCTCGGACCTGCTAAAAAAACAGGAGCAAAATGAACACTCTGATTTTACCGAAACACGTCGCTGAGCGGCGCATTAAGGAAGTAGAAAAAGAAAAAAAAGCTAGAAAAAAACCATTAGAAAAAATGAGTTTGCCAAAACCAACTGGTTGGCGAATTCTTGTTCTACCTTATAAAGCTAAACAAAAAACAAAAGGTGGAATTATTCTATCTGATAAAACAGTAACCGAATCTCAAATTGCAACTAATTGTGGATTAGTCATGGAAATGGGACCAGACGCTTATAACGATAAAGATAAGTTTCCCAACGGACCATGGTGCAAGAAAAAAGATTGGGTTTTATTTGCACGTTACGCTGGTTCTCGCATCTATATTGATGGGGGAGAAATACGCGTACTAAACGATGATGAAATATTGGGAACGATTGAAGATCCAGAAGATATTTTACACGCATTAACCGTTTAACATGGAGAGGAAACCATGCCTGAAATAGAAGAAGCATTAAAAGAAAAAACATCAATGGTTGATCTGGATACAACTGGAAATTCCGTTGATGTTGAAATAAATGATTCTAAAGCTAATACAAAAGAGGTTGAAACGAAAAAAGAAGAACCTGTTGTAGAAGTTAAAGAAGAAAAAGAAGAAAAAGACGAACGCGAAGAATATAGTGAGGGTGTCAAGAAACGTATTGACCGCTTAACTTATAAGATTCGTGAGGCGGAAAGAAGAGAAAAAGAAGCCGTCAATTATGCCCAGCAAGTCCAGGGAGAGCGAGACAATTTACAATCAAAATTTGAAAAATTGGATGATGGCTATGTTAACGAGTTTACAGGACGCGTAAAATCTCAACTGGAATCAGCCAAGATTCAGCTTAAAGACGCTGTGGCAAAGGGGGATGTTGATTCTCAAATAGCCGCTAATCAGGCGCTGGCAAGACTGGCGATTGAAGAAGAGAGAATAAAGGCGACTGAGGAGCAGCGAAAAAAATATGAGGAATCATTAAAAAACGCTGGACAAATAGGACAGCAGCCTGTACAAAAGACACAAGCACCAAAACCAGATCCCAAAGCGGAAGCTTGGGCTGAAAAAAATGAATGGTTTGGTAAAGACGAAGCAATGACATATGCCTCGTTTGGTATTCACAAACGGCTTGTGGAGGAAGATGGATTCAACCCTACAAGTGATGAATACTACGAGGAAATTGACAAACGCGTTCGCAAGGAATTTCCCCATAAGTTTAATGGGGAGGAAAAGGCAGGCAGCAAGCCCGTTCAGACAGTTGCATCTGCCTCAAGAACCTCAAGAACTGGACGCAAGACCGTGAGACTCACACCGTCACAAGTAGCAATTGCTAAAAAATTAGGTGTGCCACTTGAAGAATATGCGAAATACGTGAAGGAGTAGGCATATGAATGATAAATTAAAAGTTACAAGTAAGACTCCACGCGCTGCCCAATCCCGAGACAAAACGACTCGAAGGAAACCATGGGCACCACCGTCATCTTTAGACGCGCCACCTGCACCCGCTGGGTTCAGACACAGATGGATAAGAGCAGAGACTCTAGGTCAAGAAGATAATAAAAATTTATCGGCTAGACTAAGAGAGGGCTTCGAACTCGTAAGAGGAGATGCCTATGATGCGGAATATCCAACTATACAGGAAGGTAAATATAAAGGCGTTATTGGAGTTGGGGGATTATTACTGGCTAAGATTCCGGAAGAAATCGTGCAAGAACGTATAGACTATTTTGCGAAAAAAACGCAAGATCGAGATGACGCAATAGAAAACGATCTATTGAAGGAACAACATCCCAGTATGCCAATCAGTAAACCTGAGCGGCAAAGTCGTGTAAGCTTCGGTGGTAACCGAAAGACCTAATTTTCTAGCTCTTTTGTCCATCGAATAAAAAACTTAACCCTTTAAAAAAAAGGATAAAACGATGGCTAACCAAGACGCAGCTTTCGGGTTTAGACCCGTAAGACATCTTACTGGTGGCGAAATTCGTAATAACACGTATAGAATTACAACCAATTATGATACCGCACTTTACCAAGGTCAAATGGTAACGCGTGTAACAGCAGGTACCATAGAAACTGTAGCAGCGGGTGCTATTTTTCTAGGTATCTTCAATGGTTGTCAATATACAGATCCAACTACAGGTAAACCAACATGGGCAAAATACTATCCAGCAGACGTAAATGCTTCGGATATTGAAGCCTATATTTTCGATGACCCATATACTGTCTTTGAAGGACAGCATGATGGAACAGGAACTGAAGCAATGAATTTCGGTGGGTTTGATTTAGCAGGAGTAAGTGGAAGCACTAAAACTGGTAGATCAACGCAAGAAATTGGTACTTCTACTCTTGCTACAACAGGTACATGGAAGCAAATTGGAATATCTAAGGATCCTTCAAACAGTGATACAAGTACAGCAAATGTTAACGCATACGTTGTACCTTCACAAGACTTGCATTTCTACTTGCAAGCTGCAACATTAGCGTAGGGAGACTTAAATGGCTATATCTAGATCACAACTGGTCAAAGAACTCGAGCCCGGCCTTAACGCGCTGTTTGGTTTGGAGTACGACCGCTACGACAATCAGCACACAGAAATTTTCGATACCGAAAATTCTGATCGTGCTTTCGAAGAAGAAGTAATGCTATCCGGTTTCGGTTCAGCTTCAGTAAAACCAGAAGGAGTATCAGTTGATTTCGACGATGCGACTGAAGCTTTTACTGCTCGCTATACTCACGAAACTATAGCACTAGCTTTTGCAATTACTGAGGAAGCAGTAGAGGATAACCTTTACGACAAAATCAGTTCTCGTTATACTAAAGCACTAGCACGTTCTATGATGAACACTAAGCAAGTAAAATCTGCTAACGTTCTCAATAGAGGATTTAATAGTTCTTATACAGGAGGCGACGGCTTAGAGCTTTTCTCTACAGCCCACGTTACTACTGGAGGAAACGTTAAAAACGAGCTAACAACTGCTGCGGATCTTAACGAGACATCTCTTGAGCAAGCATTAATTGATATTGCTGGAATAACCGATGATAGAGGATTAAAAGTCTCTCTTAACGGCACGAAAATGATTATTCCAGTTAATCTTCAATTTACTGCTGAGAGACTGATGAAAACGTCTCAAAGAGTCGGTACTGCTGATAATGATATTAATGCTGTAAAGAGCATGGGCATGATCCCGCAAGGGTATGTAGTTAATAATTTCTTAACTGATACTGACGCGTGGTTCATTAAAACCGATGCTCCTAACGGATTAAAACATTTCCAAAGAACACCTGTTTCCACTAAAATGGAAGGTGACTTCGAAACTGGTAACGTTAAATACAAAGCAAGAGAAAGATACAGCTTCGGCTGGTCTGACTGGCGCGGAATATTTGGCTCACCAGGAGCTTAATTAATACTTATGGGGCGGCTTGTCCGCCCCATAATACAACTAGGATTAACAATTATACCGACTGTCCTAGCAGATGATCGTAGAAGCGACGGTATGATTTAACTACGAGGAATTACAAATGGGTACTACAACCTTTAGTGGACCGGTTAGATCCGAAAAAGGATTTAAACAGGTCGAAAAAAATACAACAACAGGTGTTATTACTGATTATGGTAGAATGGACAGCACCAAGCGTTCGGACAGATTCTACCTAGAGGAGTACTTTAAACAAAAGCCAGCATTAAATGCTGCTTTAGACTCTGGTGGAACAACTACTACAGCGGCAGAATTAACTACATTTGCTATTGCAAATAAAGATTTTGAAACGTTGGGTACTAACATGACTACTGCCTTGACTACTTTTGCTTCAACTTCAGCAGGTATTTTAATGACAACAGCAACGGCTGATGAAGATCAAGCTATTTTGCTGCCACATTTAGATACAAACCAAACAGCTTGGAGCGGAACTAAGTGGGGAACTGAAAACGAAGTAGAGTGGGAATGTTCAATTATGTTGGCTGCGACTGATAACCAAAAAACTTGGTGTGGTCTAAAGTTAACTAATGATCAATTGATTGCAACTGATGATGACCAAGCGTTCTTTAAGTATGCAACTGATGATGATAACGGTGAATCATTAGATTCCACTACAAAATGGCACTTTGTTCACAGCATAGGTGGAACTGATTATATTAGTGTAATACCAATTACTGTTGCGGCAAATACACCATATCATTTCAGAATTAAATTTGATTCTGATAGAAAACTAGAAATGTTTCTTAATGGTATTCAGTATGACATCACAACTACTTCTGGTAGCACTGGTGGAACAGCAGTAGCAGCAGGAACTGCTAAATCAGCGGCTATGACCAATGACGTTAATTTAATTCCATACATTGGAATTGAAAACGGCGCAGGGGCGGCTGAAGTACTTAACGTGCACTACACAGCAATAAGTAGAAACGTTTACGAATAATAAACTTTAACGGAGCGGGGGTGAAAACCCCCTCTCTCCAATAGGAGGAAAAAATGGCAGATGCCGTAACAAGTCAAACTTTATCTGATGGCGATAGAATCGCTGTCATGAAATTCACAAACATATCGGACGGTACTGGAGAAAGTTCAGTAGCAAAAGTTGATGTTTCAGCTTTAGCGGCAAGCAATGCCGGATTAACTCCCGCACTTGTCACTATTGAACAAATTTGGTACGATGTTGGAGGCATGCGTGTAGCTTTGGAATGGAATGCGACAACAAATGTTGTAGCAGCAGTCGTAGGCGGAAGCGCAGCGGCAGGACCTGATTCAGGTCACATGGATTTTAGATCATTCGGTGGTATTAAAAATACATTAGCATCTGGATATAATGGTGACATTGATTTAACGACTCATGGTCATACAAATCATGACCACTATACTGTTGTATTACAGCTAAGAAAATCATACTAATAAATGATATCGAGATCTTCGATACCTAAACAAATATCAAAAGGAGGCAAAATGCCAAAAGGACCAGGAACATACGGAAGTAAAAAAGGAAGACCACCTAAGAAAAAAAAAGATAAGAAGAAAAAGAAAAAGAAAAAAGGTTAATCTAGATGGCACTTTCAGGCACTAACGCTTTTGATCTGGATGTTGATGACGTCATACAGGAAGCTTTTGAGAGATGCGGTTTGCACGCGCGCTCGGGCTATGATTTAAAATCAGCAAGACGGTCCTTAAATCTTCTGTTGGCGGAATGGGCTAATAGAGGAATTAATCTATGGACCGTTGAACTGCGTACACAAACATTAACGGCGAGCACAACAAGCTATACGCTTGATTCTGATCTCATCGATATATTGGAAGCAGTTGTCTACAAGGCTTCTGATACAACGGTTGATATTGAAGTTGATCGCATTAGCCGTGCCGAGTATTTAAATATTTCAAAAAAATCAACAGAGGCCGTTCCAACGCAATATTACTTATTGCGTGGTCAGTCTACCCCAACATTATATCTTTATCCAACGCCTAATGCCGCTGATACTTTTAAGTATTGGGGATTAACTAAGATTCAAGATGCAGGCGACTATGAAGATGAGTTGGATATTCCTACACGTTTCCTCCCGTGTCTAACAGCCGGAATGGCTTACTATGTGTCCTTGAAAAAGTCACCGGAGAGAACACCTTTACTCAAACAACTGTATGAAGAAGAATGGCAGCGCGCTTCGGAAGAAGACAGGCCGCGTTCCAGTTTTTATGCTATACCCGAAAGAGGAGTCATATAATGGACTACAAAGAGTTATCACCAATTAAACAACAATTTGTGTCTTTGTCAGACTACATGGGTATGGATCCAACGCCAATAAAAGAGCTTGAACTTCTTCCCGATTCTATAATAGAAACATTTGTTAAAGCATTAGAAGATATGATGGATAAATATAACATGGGTGGCATTGTATCCCTTAATCAATTAACACGACCATTAGGATATAGATAATGGCGCATGCATCAGGTAAATACGCGAAAGCGATCTCTGATCGAAGCGGAAGAGAATTTCCGTACAAGGAAATGATCAAGGAATGGAATGGATCATTTGTTCATAAGTCAGAATTTGAGAAAAAGCATCCTCAATTGGAGAGAAGCAAGCATACTTCCGATGCACAAAGTCTGAAAGATGCCCGTTCCGCTAGAAAAGAACCAATGGTTGTTTTTGTGGGCGGTCAAGGATTCTTTGATCATAATGATACAATGCAACCAGAATCTAACAAGGCTCCTATTGTTGGAACATCAGTTGGAATAGTAACAGTGAGCACGTCATGACAACATATGCAGAATTAACAACACAGATTTTAGATTATACAGAAACAAGCACGGATGTGCTAACATCAACAAGGACAGATGATTTTATAGAGCACACGGAAAATAGAATTTTGCGAGATGTTGACTTGGATGTATTCAAGTCTCATCAATATTCAACCTTGACGGCAGATAGTCCATTCTTGTCTTTGCCTGGTGGAACAACACCAGAGCCAACATCCTTGGCGACAATACGGACTGTCATGGTTTATGCTTCTGCTTCCGCTGCAAGGGATTTTTTGGAGCAACGAGACGTCAGTTTTATGAATGAATATTGGCCAATAAGAACATCTACAGGAACACCAAAATATTGGGCATGGTGGGATGAAAATACGATTTATCTTGCGCCAACCCCTAGTTCTGCGTTATATGTAGAATTGGGAATTACAAGATTACCAACAAGACTGTCCAGTACCAATACAACCTCATGGTTGGGTAATAATGCCCCAATAGTATTGCTCTACGGATGTCTTGCAGAAGCCTTCAAATTCTTGAAGGGACCAGCGGAAATGCTGCAATTATATGAACAATCATATCAACGTGCTATCCAAGAGTTGATGATAGAGCAACAAGGAAGGCACCGAAGAGATGAGTATATGCACGGGGCGCTACGAACGCCTTTGCAGTCACATAATCCATAGGAGGATAGAAAATGGCAATAACTCAAGCTGTTTGCACAAGTTTTAAGCAGGAATTGCTCGTTGGAACACATAATTTTACGGCGACCACGGGTGATACATTTAAAATTGCATTGTATTCAAGTTCAGCTACCCTAAGTGCTTCAACAACTGCTTATTCCAGTACAAATGAAGTTTCTGCTTCAGGAACCTATACGGCTGGAGGTGGATCATTAACAAATGTGACACCAACAACAAGTGGAACAACTGCTCTTACTGATTTTTCCGATGTATCTTTTACATCAGCAACAATCACAGCAAGAGGAGCATTGATCTACAATAGTACAGATTCAAATAAGGCGGCTGTTGTATTGGACTTTGGTGGTGATAAGACATCAACAAGTGGAACGTTTACAATTCAATTCCCAGCTGCAGATGCAAGTAATGCTATCTTACGATTAGCATAGGAGATAATATATGGCTCTCGTATTAGACGACAGAGTAAAGGAAACATCGACAACAACAGGAACAGGTACGCTTGATTTAAGCGGCGCCGTTTCAGGTTTTCAGACTTTTGTTGCAGGTATTGGTGATGGCAATACGACATATTACGCCATTGTTAATCGTGATGAAGCAGAATGGGAAGTCGGTCTTGGAACCGTTACTGATGCATCAACCGATACACTGGCGAGAACAACAGTTATTTCAAGTTCAAATAGTGATTCTGCTACTAGTTTTAGTGCAGGAACAAAAGATGTATTTTGCACCTTGCCAGCAAGCAAGGTTGCTAATCTTGATACAAATGATAATTTAACAATTGGCTCAGGATCCGCAGGCGTTGACTATACATTAACATTTGACGGTGCCGATGCTGATGGTGTTTTAACATGGATGGAAGATGAGGATTATTTTAAATTCTCTGATGATATTTTAATTAATAGCACTGAACGATTAAATTTT